GTTCACATCCTGTGCCACCCCATCAACACCCCACACCGGTTTTACCCGTTGGTACTGCACCCCTGCGATGTCATCTGTGGCGATTACCTCCCCCGACCCCGGTGTATATCCTACGTTATCTGCCATTATTGAAGTGTTAAAAGTCCATTAACTTGGTCAAAATCAACCGTTAAAGATTCACCCGAAAGCAGGGTGATACTGCTGCCATAATCAAACCACCCGATAAGCGGCCCACCGGCAGCCGTAGAGTTGTACACCACCACATACCGGAATGGCCCTGTGCTACCACCTGTAGAAGTGAGGGTAGTGTCCGCAACTATCAATCTGTATAGTCCACCTGTCTGCGAGGATGAAGTAGTGGTTAAATTTCGTGTGGATAAATTAGTGTAAGTGATTTCGGTAATGTTTGCAAGTACACTATTGCCGGCAACAGGTGCCACGTTAGATAGTGCAATGGTTAGCTGATTGCTTCCCAAGTTATGGGTGCCTTCTGCTACTGCTTCCACGAATGAGTTGAATTTATTGAAAACTGCCATCTGTAATTATTTATGCAAATTTACTCATTACTTTTCGATTTCAGCACCCCTGCAATCTTACGGGCAATGCCCCACTTATTAGCTTGGTAGAGTTTCATGTCGGTAAGGTTGGTGATGAAGCAAACCTCTATCAATACCGTTTCGGCATCCGCTTTCATCCATGCCAATGATCTGCGTGCGGTTAGCTTTTCGGGTCTGATTCCCCTGTCCTTGAAGCCGATTGAAGTAAATATCTTCAGAAGGGATTGCGCTAACTCCATCTCAAATTGACTTGCATTATCTGGTACAATAATTTCACTCCCCTTTGCTTCCACGTTTGCGGATGCGTTCCAATGGATGTCAACTAAAATATCCCTTTTGCTGAACTTACCACGAAGCCATGCAAGGGTTTGGGCAAGTGCATTGGTATTGCTATCTGTAAGCGGTACAATGCCCTCTTTTTGCAGTTCGGCTACAATCATATCCCGTAATTCAATACCTAAATCACGTTCGATGTATCCGTTGCCGGAAGCACCTGGATCTTTCCCACCATGCCCGGCAGATAAGATTATTTTTCTCGCCATAGCTTATAGATTACAAATGATATAACTGCGACAATGGATAACGCTAACCAAAACGGCAGCCGTTTGGTTTCCTTATTACGATAGTCCGATTGACTGAAACCAATAATAGTTCCCGTTGCCTTAACGCTATCCCTACGGATTCCGTTAGCCACCTCTTTACTTGACGCCTTTACATTCTCATAGATTATCCTTTTGCGCAGGATAGGAACGGTTGTATAGGTGGTATCGAATAATTCTACCGTCTTTGTCTGAAATTCAATCCATTCCTGTAAGGTACGGGTAGTATCAACTACTGATACTCTTGTAGTATCGTATTCAAATATTGTCAGCGTTTCAGTTTTTCCCCTTGCTTTGTTTACTGAATTGCAGGATAGCAGTACTAATAGTACTACGATTGCAATGAAAACAAACGGGAACCAATTAAACTTTGGGTTCTTGTTCATCAGGTACGATTGCATAGTGTTCGCCATTAGCTAATAATGCGGAGAATACCTCCAATAATGTCGGCAAAAATGCGATAATTATACCCACGTTTGCCATTTGTTTGTCTGTCAGGTTAAATACTTGAAATACTGCCATTACGGTAGGGCCGGATAGTAACCCGATAACCCTTTTTGATTTGCGGTACCATTTCGGGGCCGGCTTGTTTACGTTTGTAAGACTAAGATTTGTCTTTCCCATTTCTGTACTTATTTATGTTCACGAATATTGTTACAAGTGCTGATAGTATGGTGCAATACGTTGCCACATCCGATGCAGTCAAGTGGCTAAATACCCAAAAGGTTAAAGTTACCAGCAGTCCATTTATTCCTGCATCATTTGTTTGGTGTTCCATTGCTAACGTTTAATCAGTTTGTAAAAGTTGAGAATAAAATCATCTATTAAGGTGTTATCCGTTCCCCATTGCTGCACTATGGCAGCAGGGATAGGCACGTTGCCATCTGTAATCTTCTTCCCCTTGCGGTCAAAAGCTTCAACATAAGAATTACAACCTTTCGTTGTATCTCTTGTAAGTCCAAACACTACCCATGTGATTTGAGTTATGGTGTCCTTTGTCAGTTTGTTGAACTCTACAGGTTTGACCTGTATGGCAGCAGGGATAGTGTCTGCTTGTACCTGTACGGGTGCCGTTGTTGTTAATGCGATTGATAGAGCGATTGCGGTGAGCATAGTATATTGTTTATTAGTTAGATATTATTTTCCAGTTTGCGCCATCCGATATAATGTGTATTCTTGACCATTGTGTTGCAAGTGATTGAGTGGTTGCACCGTCAATGGTCTGTGAGCCGTTAGGGTCAACGGTTATCGTACCAGTGCCGCTATTCTTTATTATCAGTATTCTGCCTGTATTACCTACTGCGGTGAAAAGGTTAACGGTGAAAGTACCAGATGTGCAATCAATGAAATAATCGGAAGTTGTAGCGGTGTATGTTGTAGTACGGGCAAGGTATGCCTGATTGAATCCTGTGCCTTGAATTGAGCCGTTTACTTGTAATTTATCAACATTGTTATCAGTAGTTGTATTTATTAAAATGCTTTGATTTGCTGTAATTCTTACTGCTTCTGTTTGCTTTGTGTAAAACCTATGCATTCCTGTAGTACTAGAACCTGCCCAGTATTGTAAATCAGAATTTGAACCTACCCCATAGCCATAAGATTCAACTGCATCTACATAAAAGTATATCTTTAATTTATTAAATGCAGGAGTTAATGAATAACTTTGGTCAAGTTTCAAATATGTTGGTGTTGTTACGTTTCCTGTTTGCCCTCTAATTTCAACATTACCATTTACCTGCAATCTATCAACTCCATTGTCGGTGTTGGTGTTGATTAATGCAGTACCATTAACGGCTAATCTTGCAGCAGGTGCGGTGTAATTTATACCTACGTTGCCGTTAGCTATTATTCTCAAACGGTCGTTTAATGTTCCGTCAACTCCCGTACTAAACCCTAAATATGTATCATTTGTTCCTGCTCCAGTATTTTCTACTCCAAAAGCTATTTTTGATTGCCCGTTTACTGAATTTCTAAAATAGATAGCCGAACCCCCGTCATTGTTATTATACAACCCTAAAGCTATTGGCTCTAAACTCGTTGATGCAGGAACGTCATTTCTTAAATCTAACCTATATGTAGGGGATGTAAAGTTTATACCAATATTCCCCGATGGATTAATTGTCATAGCCACCGCAGATGCAGAATCAACTATTGATGAATTACCCAAAGCAGTTGATGAAGTCCATTTCGGCACTCTGTTAATCGTACCACTACCCGTAACCGTTCCTGCTCCTGTACCTACTTTCTGCCATGCCCTTTTATACCTTACATAAAGCGAACTATCAGCAGGTCTAATCAGTATCTGCGAACTATCAGCAGGGGTCATTGCGGATGTATCACGGGTGGGAATACCGATACCATTCACATAACGAACACGGCTACCCGTTAACTGCCATTGTGCGGATGCGGATAGGGATAAAAGTATTGCACAGATTGTTAAAAACTTTCTCATATTATTGAACTAAAATTATAATTTTTTCACCTGCAAAGAACGGCACATTACTATCAACGGTCAGCGTACCACTACCAACAGTCCACACTACACCCGTACCGGGCAATCCGCTATAAGCAATCGTTTCAAACGATGTACCACCACGTGAGCCGTATATCATTGTTTTACCTGCACCGCCCGGTATAGCTATCGAAGTTTCCCCACCACCGGCAGTATATTGCAGCACTTGTGTAGTTGTACCTTGTATAACTATCCCCGTTGGCGTTACGGTGGTTCCTGCTAAACTATACACACCCGTACCCTGATAAGATACCTGATACGTTGCGATGTCCTTATTTGCCCCCGTAATGGTGAAGGATTGCAACCATGCCAACCCTGATACTATCACTAACCCACCTGCAGTACCATTGTCAATAACGAATTTCAGAGATACCAACTCCCGATTCAGTTGGCTATTGAGCATAAATAGGTATGAATAATCATCCAATACTACAAGGCCATCCGCTTGTATTGACCATGAAGCCACATCCGGTCTTGACTGCCTAAACCAGGCACTACTGATATTGGTAGTTTCCATCGCATCCACCTCTACCGAAAAGGTGCAAGTCCTTGCACACGCAATGAGATTATCGGTCATTGCGATTGAATTGTACCTATAAAGGTTGAGTTTCTGTCCGGTTACTGGTGTCATAGTTAGCAGAGTTCTCCTTTTGTTAATGAATCAATACCATAAGGCACCGGTGTAGTTTTAGAGCAAATGAATTGATCTGGTGGCAAAGTTAATGCAACTTTCGGAAGTCCTTCGCAGTCTGTGTACTCACCCGACCAAAAATCACCCGTATAATTATAGTACTTGTAACATGGCACAGGTGGAGTTTCCTGCAATGATGAAATAAGAGTATAGGTCAATATTTCATTCCTCGTTTGGATTGCCGTACCTGACAAAGTATTGTTAATGTAATCAAAAGTACATTGTCCTAAAATGAATCTTGATGAATTAACATTAATAACACCGGATGGA